TTGAACCCCTCAGTAACAATTTCCCAGTAGCACTGACAGTTAGGGTGAGTATTGGTGTAACCAAGACCTTCACTTGGCGGGACGGGGCGATTTGGTCTGATGTTGAGATCAAAAACTTTACCGTTGAATCTGGCGCAAATATCGTCGTTATCGTGTGATTGGTAGATGTATTTCCATAAGTCGCTTTCCGCCTCTCGAAGACTAGGTTCGTCGGAAGAAGGAAGGATGCTAATAGGGCGAGTATTTGGTTGCATTTGAGAATCTTCGACATTATATCTCCATTCTGGTATAGTTTTGGTAAAATTAAAACCAGTCGTTCCAATCGTAGGCGGCTCACTTCTAGCGTCAGTTGCTAAACCGAGCCAGTTGTCACTTGGTTGCGCTGGATAATTTGTAAAATTGTATTCATGAGACATACCCCCGATACCTCTAAAGTCAGGAGTTGGATTATTAGGATATGGATTTACATTTGAAATCGGGAACGGCTGAGTTGGTCCGCGAGTATTTGGCTGATATATTGGCGGAAATGCCGTGGCTGGAATGTTCGGTATTGGAACCTGAGCCAGAAGATCCATGCCAGTAATATCGGGCGGCCACTCTTTTGCACTTGGATTAGGTTCTTGAAGATATGATAGAACAACACGTAAAATTTCTGTTTGATCAATTCCGCGTACTTGCATATCGCGAATTGCATTTTTCAGTTGGTCTGCACTAAAAGATTCCTGCAGCGCCATCAATGGGTCTGGGAACTGCGCATTAAAGATAGGTTCCCCTGGACGATAATTTACTTGGACTTTATCTATTGTAGGTACCACAGGAGTATCGATAGGATTAACACTGCCGAACTCATGAATATCACAAACATCTGTCGTTTCGATCCGTCCAATAACTCTCTCACATTGACCACCAGCGACGAACCATTTACAGTTCCCGCAGAGCTTTAACCTTTCTTGGATTTCTGACAACCGCAACCAACTTTCCCATCGATGAGTTGTTTCATAATAGCTTCATTCATTCTAACGGTTTCAAATGACATGATTGGACCAGGAGGTGCTTTAGCGCCACCCATTGAACCACCAAAACTATCACCGCCACCACCTTGACCACCACCAGATTGCCCACCACCACTAGGGGCTTGCTGTGCGCCTCCGCCACTAGGAGCTTGTTGTCCGCCGCCGCTGCCGTGTGGATATTCGCCACTTCCCATGCCACCTTCTTGATTTGGAGGTTGCTGAGTTTGAGCTGGCTTAGGTTGCATTGGAGGTTGCTGTGGCATTTGAGGCATTGGAGGGGGGGCTTGCATTGGTAATGGAGCCATTGGCATTTGTGGCATTTGTTGAGTCATAGCCATTGGGTCATTTGGCATCCTTGGTAAATATGGGTGATCCATTGGCGGATGTTCTGGTCCGCCGCAGATATCGCATGGCATACCTGGCATTTGCTGACCTGGCATACTTGGCATACCTGGCATACTATCTTCGTGCATTTGTCCCATTGTATTAGCATAACTTGGATTCATAGAAGTTGGCCACGTTCCTGTATTTTGTTTCTGAACTGGCACTAGCGTCATTGGAGGTGATTGATCCGCTATTTCTCCATATTTGTCCATTGACTCTCCAACGTTTTTGTCGTTTTTAGTTGTTTTGCTTAGCTGTGAATTGGCAATAGCCCATGCAGAATCCTCGGATTTACCCTTACCTTGCAGTTTTATTGCTAAGTCGTGGACTGCTTTAGGCATTATTCGTAATTCCTACCAAATTGCCAGTCTTGTGATTGATCGCCACGTTTGTATTTATTCTGAATATCTCCACGAACGTCGCGCGCCATATCGTCATAGATTGGATTATCCATTGGCGGAGAGCCCATCACTTCATTATTGAACTGTGGAGGTATTTGTCCACCGCCTAAGTCGTGCTGTGGTAAGTTCATGTTGTTATCATAATATGGTTCTTGACCAGGTTGACCACCTTGACCACTTGGTTGCGCTCCAACTCCTTGTAATGCCATAACGCCCATTGGGTCATTATACATCTGTTCTATTTGCTCATCGATGTCCTTAGTTAAGCCGAGTCCTGCTTGCTCGAATAGTTTGCGTAATTCTGCTGGGTCCTTTGGTAATGGTGAGTTTATGTAAATTTCTAATAGTTTGATTTGGTCTTGTACGCTGATATCTTTCTTCTCTACTTCTCCAAACTCTAACTCGAATCCTATATCGTCCCACGGAACCATTGTTAATCCGCCAGTTTTGATATCAGGAATTCCATTAGCCATATACCACGGCTTGAAGAATAGTTCAACGAGCTGTTCTTTTACTGCGATTGGAAATGATGCAAGTCCTATTTCGTCAAGTACGGCAGATGTTTTTGCATTTGCGTACTGATGCGACTCACTACTACCTTGCTTGCCACGAAAGTCATTCATTGCCTTAAAGATTGGTCCGATTGTTAAATCTGCAAATTGTGACGGATTGAAGTTACGAGCTTGCGTTCCAAGTTCTTGTACCTCAACTTTAGTTCCCGCAACTACGTCCTGACCCACTTCGAGATTATTTACCTGAGCTTCGAGAACTTTTCTTTCTTCTTCTGAACCACTTTGCACAACCCAAACGTTTCGTGAGATGTAACGTTGCTCAGCCATTTGCATATTGAACTGTGTAGCATACTTTCGCTCCAAGAGACTTGGTAGTGTGTTAGTAACTGGACCCTCTGGTGTCGGCATTGTAAAGATTCGTGGAGAAACCATTGAGATACCGAATCCCGTGCCGAATACACTAGCATCAACTGGATTCCAGTTAAAGTGAATAATCTCACCAGGATTATGATAGCCTTGGTATTCTGCACCGCGAAATTCATACTTGTATGGAATTCTCTGTCTGTCCCACCACACTCGAACAAAGGAGCTAATCGGAATGTGCATGAGATCATCGAAACGTCGAACGTTGGCGATGCCCATACGGGGTTTCCAAACAGAGTTTCCATACCATAATAATTCTTTAACCAATCGCGTATCAAATGTGTCAAACATAAAGTCCTCTGTAAATTTAGTAAAATAATCAACGTACTCCTTTGATTCAGCTTTAACGTAATGTTCACCGCCAGTAACCTGGGAGGCTAAGTGATTAATTGCAAGTTGCGCATCCTCGTCAACTTGGAGCGCTGCTGCTTGCTGTTTAAAATTAATGGCCGGTGTATCAAATGTTCGCGAAGTATAACCCTCGCGCGAGTACGCGCCCACGGTAGAAATTTCTGGTCCGAATACTGGCTGAGATAATCCTGGCATTGCCTCACCCATTGACATATAACTTTTGAGTGATTGGAGATTAACTGACTTAACTGACCCTATGGGACGTGCTGGAGCTTGATCAATAACACCAAGTTTCGTTAAACCGTTAGTTAGCCTGGATCTCCAAGTCAATATGTTTTTTCACTACCTTATGCTTTAAAGTTGTTCGGGGAACTGGTATAGCATTAAAATCTGAATATTCCTCGGCTCTGAGATATTTGCCCCCCATGCCTCTTGGGGGCGTCTTTTTAAGAATTAAGATGCAATAGCATTGATAACAGAGCTGAAAGTCACGCCAGTTGATAGCGCGAGTAGAATGGCTATGTTTCATGCAAGTCGTTCCTTGCCTATATCCGAGACACATAGCCACGTATGATCTATTAGGCTAGGCGCCTTATATAGTACGGAACTAAAACATTTTTGGCCTACGTTTGACGGCGGTTATCAAAAATTGACTTGGACGGAAATTCAAGGCAGCAACTAGATTATAGATAATTGACATAACTGAGTCTGGCGGGTGATTGTATTCCTTGCGCGCGCGTTGTCTGGGATCTTCGACTCGGACTTGCTGTTCTTCTTCGAGGTCCTTGCGAGTTATCGCTGTAAAGTCATCCATTAGGAAATCTGTCTCCCAATCGTTCATGTGAGGTATCATATACATCGGTCGTTGCTTTTCAAGGGATTCTGGATAAAGTGGATGTGAAACCCTCATTCCGATAAAATCGACAAAATTCTGAATAACAGTTGTTTTGTCAATTTGCAATCTCTGGGTTTGGGTTCCATGCTCGTCAGTCTCTTGGTTATAGTCCATTTCAGGTTTTGTCTCATCTCCAACTGTTCTGCACCCAAGCCATCGATAACCGAGTCCTTTGAATTTGATATCGTTATCGTCCCGCCCGCCGTCTTGCATTAATTTTATTTGTATGGCTCCATATCCGAGGTCTCCGACTCCACAGTCGATTCCGTAATCTGCAAACATTTCTGCCAGATAGCGTGCTTGATATAGCTGGTGCTCCTGCGGTCGCCTATCAATCCATGCAAGCTGT